GGAGAATTCTTAGTAAAATCAGTAATCGCTGGTTCAACTGCAGAATATGTAACAGTCAAAGAGGGTATCAAATATAAAGAACCTCTAAACTTACAAGAAATTGACCTTGTAATTCAAGACGGATTCGGATGTGTAACTACTGAATCTGGCTCAGCTATCTATACCCAAAGAGATTTGGAAGTATGTCAGCGTTCATCTCACGATGGTATGTGTTTAAGAGATTTAGATAAGAAGTATATCGGTCTATTAGGACCTGAAGGTTCTTATCCTGAAACTTTCGCATTTGCACAAGAATATGCATCTCAGTTAGTTGCTAACTTCCAAAAGAAGAATGACCAATTTATCTGGACTGCATCAACTGGTTCAGGTGATTGCGTTTCTGGTCTTAACACTTTGTTACTTTCTGGTTCAGGAGTAACTTATGTATCTCAATCAGCTCCAACTTCTGATAACATCCTTGATATCATCGATGAGCAATTAGAAAACTTGGCAGTAGATGTACAAGATAGAGATGACTTGACAGTGTTCATGTCTGTATCTAACTTCCGTAAGTATATCGTTGGTTTAAGAAAAGCTAACAACTACTTCTATGACCCATCTGCAGTAGAAAACAGAGGTTCATTACTTTCAGCAATGCACCCATTTGCTAACTTGAGAGTTGTAGGAACTGTTGGTCTTCAAGGTTCAGACCGTATCGTAACTGGTCCAGCAAGACACATCGTAGTTGGTACTGACTTAGTATCAGATTTGGATAACTTCCAATTATGGTATGATATCAACGATGATAAGTTGAAGCATAGAATTGTAACTAAATTAGGTGTTCAAGTAGCTTATCCAGAATTCTGGGTAACCAACAACTTGGCGTAATCATTAAACTAAAGGAGGATAAATTATGGCATGTGATATTACTAGCGGATTTGCCTTAGGCTGCCGCGATAATTTAGGTGGAATCAAAGCATTATACATCCTCTCTGGCTCTGTAGCCGGAATAACTGACTCTGCAAATGAGATTTCAGATATTTCTGGTTCTGGAGTATTTTATCAGTTTGATTTACAAAGAGGAACATCCGATTTCACAGAGACAATCAATGGTTCAACTGAAAATCAAACAGTCTTTTATGAGGCTACGATAAACGCTGCATTTGCTAAGATGCAAACTTCTACAAGAAACCAAATTAAGATTTTAGCTCAAAACCCGAATTTAAAAATGGTTGTTGAAACAAACAACGATTCTTCAGGTGCTAAATTCTTCTATATTGGTAGAGCAAATGGAGCTGTATTGAATGCAGGACAGGGTCAGTCAGGAACTGCTTTAGGTGATGCTAACGGATATACCTTAACATTCACTGCTCAAGAGCCATCACCAGCTGATGTAATCACTGGTACAACTCTTAGCGATGCATTAACAGGAATAACTGTTTCACAATAAGTGATGAAAGATATAGTGGAGGGGAGAAATCCTCTCCACTTTTATCTTTTTAATATAATAACATAGAGTATGCAAACAGTAGAAGAAAATAAAATAAATTACTTTGTATTTCCATATGAGGCGTTTTCGGATGCTGGATTGGAAGATGGTCAATATTTTTTGTACGCATACCCTACAATGGCCAATGATACTGGTAGTGCTGATGGTAGTCTTGTTTCGGTAACTCGTAAAGATGATAGATGGAGAGTGGTGAGTACCTACATAGAGAGTACCAATACATCAGCAAATGATAAATTATTTTTAAGAGCAGGAACAACCTACGAAATACAATTGAAATGGGGAGTTCTTAATGAACAAATTTGGGGTAATGTATCAACCCTTTGGACAGAAGCTGTAAATGAATGGTCATACAATGAGATTGATTTTCAAACAAATAATTCAATTGTAATTTCATCAGATAGAGCATTTTGTTCAGGTTCGGTTTCTCCCAATCAAAAAATATACATATCTTCAAATGAGGATGCTGTACTGACAATATATCAAGGGTAAGAATGGAAAAAGAATTAAATAGACATAAATTAACCATAATTCCAAAGTACGGAAATTACTATTATCCTACATCTAAAGTATTTGAAGATGATAAAGGTAAGGTAGTTTATTATGGCGATTCAAATGAGTTCCCACAATATGTGATTGAATTATTTAATAAATCATCAATCAATGGAACTGCTATTATTGCAAAAAGAGATGGTATTATTGGAGATGGATTAACAGCGGATAACGAAGATATTTTAGAATATGCAAATAAAGAAGGTGAATCTTGGAATGATATATTCAAGAAAGTTGCATTAGATAGAGCATTATTTGGTGGATTTGCATTAGAGATTATTTGGACAAACGATAGAACAAAGATTGCAGAAGTTTATCACATCGATTTCTCGTATGTAAGAGCACATAAGATGAATGATAGAGGAATTATACCTGGATATTATATCTCCTCAGATTTCCAAAATAAAGGACGTTTAAGAATAAATGTAGATGATTTAACTTACATACCAAGGTTCAATAAATTAGATAGAACTTCACCTTCACAAATTATATATACAGGTGGTTATAGACCAGGCATGAGATATTATCCCTTACCCGATTATCATGCAGGTTTAAACATCATCGAACTTGATGCGGAAATAGATAATTTCCACAAAAACAATATTAGAAATGGTTTAGCACCTTCATTATCAATTACAACATTTACAAATGCAGATACTGAAGAAAGACAAATCATTGAACAACAATTAAGAGATGCGTATGCTGGAAGTGATAATGCTGGTTCTCTTATTTACATGGATGTTGCAAATAAAGAAGAAGCACCAATCATCACACCAATTCCACAGAATGGTGCTGATGGGTATTATACTACTGTTAACGATATGGTGGTACAAAAGATACTTACTGCACATAGAATTACTTCACCAATGATTTTAGGTATTAAAACAGAAGGTCAATTGGGTGGTAGAACAGAAATGTTAGAAGCTTATACACATTTCCAAAAAACAGTAATTGAACCAATGCAATCTGATATTCTATCAGTATTTGAAGATATATTTAAAGTAAATGGTATTGATACTACTTTAGGAGTTGTTACTACAAGAATATTTGAAGATGGTGAAGAAACAGATGTAGTAACTTCAGTAGATACAGAAGTATCAGAAGAAAGTAATTTGGAAAATATAGTAAATATCCAAGAACAACCTAAAAATGAGGGAGTAATCTAATGCAAAATACATTATTAATTTCAGAAGCTAAGTTAAAAGCTTTCACAGATATAAATAATAATCTTGACCCTGCGTTGATGAAATCAACAATCAGAGAAGCACAGATTATCCACATTACTCGTTTATTGGGTACAAAATTATATGATAGAATTTTAAGTGATGTAGATTCTAATCAACTTACAGGTAATTACAAAACACTTGTAGATGATTATATACAAGATGCATTACTTTACTGGTCTTACTATGAATCACTTGAAGCAATTTATTTAAGACCAAGAAACAATGGTTTATTACAACCACAAGGAGGTGATAACTCACTTTCTGTGGATATGATGGTTTATGATAAGAAAAGACAATCTGTAAAAAACAAAGCAGAATACTTTTCTGAGAGATTGGTAGATTTCTTGTGTTTCAATAATAATTTATTTCCAGAGTATGGAACTGAAACTAATGATGATATCTATCCAGATTCAGGTATACAATTTAAATCTCCAATTGTATTTAGAAAAACAATTAGAGATAATATTGAACAAATGGGTATTAAAGTAGTGAATTCACGATACAAGTATTTACCACAATAAAAAGAGGACTTTTAAGAAATGGCAAATTATAATTTAACAAATCAATCGATATCATCATCTTTTCAACAATTGTTGCAAAAAAATGAAGATACTGGAAAACTTGTAGATGGAACAGGTTCGGTTGTACAAGATTTAGAAATTACAGGTTCAGTAACCGCATCTTACTTTGTGGGTGATGGTAGTTTATTAACAAATGTATCTGCATCAGTAGTACTACCAAATGGTGTAGTATCTGGTTCATCACAGATTGATTTATCACTTGCAAGTGGTGTTGCAGTTTCATCCTCTTATGCAATCACTTCTTCTCATGCGTTAAATGGTGGTGTAACTTCTATCATTGCTGGTAACAATATTACAATAGACCAATCACAAGGTAATGTAACAATAAACTCAACAACAACAGCATCTGCAGATTGGAATAACCTTACTAACATTCCAAGTGGATTAGTTTCTTCATCAGAACAATTACCTGCAGGATTAGTATCAGGTTCATCTCAGATTATCCTTACAGATACTACTGGTGATATTGGTGGTAATCGTATTACTGGTTCAGTATCAAATGCAATTAGTTCATCTTATGCTGTAACTGCTTCTTATGCATTGAATGTAGAAACAATTGATACTGGTTCTTTATTGGTAACTGCATCATTTGATAATGGTACAAGAGATTTAACTTTTACAAAAGGTGATAGTTCACAATTCTCAGTAAACATACCTGATGTAAGTGGTA